CACCGCAAGATCCCCGGCAGCTCCTCCCGAGTTGTCCACCGTTTCCGCCGCCCGGCCGACGCCGCGCAGGGTGGTCGCTACCGCGCCCGGGGTGGCGTTGCCGCTCGCGTCCCTGGCGACCAGGGATCCGGCGTAAATTTTCTTTGCCGCCGCAACGGGCAGGCTGAGATTACTGCCGCCTCTCTCGACGGTATCGCGGTCTGCTGTCAGTGCTGCCATGATCTACTCCTTTTTTGAATGTGACTTTTTCCCCGCCGAAACTCTCAGCAGGCCGTTTTCTTGAAGTCTTCTTCGCTGATGCCAAGGGCCGCGCAGACTTTCTTCTCCTCGGCGTTGAGGGCGGTTTTGGTATCGTCCGCCTTTTTGCCGTCCAGGCCCGACTCGCCGCCGATCGCCGGCGCCGCCTTGCAGTACTCGGTGAACCGGGCAAGCCCGCCTTCCTGCCGGCACTGGGCCTTGTGGTAGTCGGCGGTGGCCGGGGTGATCTTGCCGTCTTTGAGGGCCTGGTCGATGGCGGCGTTCACGGCGGTTTCGAGTTGTTCATCCTTCACCGTCTTGAGGGCCTGTTCGGCATTGGTGGCTCTCGCCAGCGCCCCGTCGTAATCGCCCCTGGGCACGAACTTCGCAAGACTCGGGTTCTCGGCCCGATTGTTGGCGGTCGAAACTTCATTTTTCAGTTCCTTGATTTTGGCCACCGCGTCTTCTTCGGTGGCGGTCTCCGGCAGCCCCAGGGCCACGAGAATTGATTTCAGCATTGCTTCCTCCTTGTTTGCGGGGCTTGCTGGCCCCAGCTGACTATTGAGCGCCGGCAGCACCAGGTTCGGCTGGTTGGTCAAACCGACCGAAGTGAGCCCGACGATGATGCCGCTGTCGCGGTTGTAGACGATCACCGGGCTCACATACCGGTAAGCCCGTTCGCCGATAAGTTTTTTGCCTTCCGGGTTCCAGTCCACCCGGCCCCAGATCTCACCGTTGCGCACAGCCAGTTCTGTTACCCAGCCTACCGCCGGCGCCGGCTCGCCCAAGGGTGCCTTCAGTTCGCTGCTATGCTCGATGTCGAACGGCAGATCGCGGGCGAGCGCGGTGAAGGCCGCGAGGATCCCCTCCGGCTGACTGTTGAGCCAGGACCGCCCATCACGGCCGGCGGCCTGGCCTGCCGGAATAAGCTGTATCCATTCCGGGGCCTCGCCGGGGGCGGCCTGTAGTTCAATGGTATTCAGGGCGATCGCGCCGCGTTTCATAACAAGTCTCCTATGAGGATGTATTCTTCCAGCTGCTCCGTGATATCCGGCCAATCCTCATCCTGGACCATGAGGTAAGGCCTGGCCGGGATCGTCACCTTGTGGCCCCGCCCGGCCTGGCCGCCGAACTGGTGGATGGCGCCATACTTTTTGTCAGTGCCGACCATGACGGAGTTGTTCTCGGGCTCGGAATGGATCGAGCCCATCAGCCCGCCGGCAAAGCCCTTGCCGATGAGGATCTTGCCGCCTTTCTTCATGGCCAGCGTCACCGGTGAGAGCTGCTGCCAGCCGTTCGGCCGGCCGCCGTCCTGGAAGTTCTCGACCACGGAGGACTTGACCGTCTCGCCGATGATCTGCATGGCGGGCAGCAAATTGCCGCAGCGCTTGGCGATCGCCGCCAGTGCGCTTGTCATCTGGCTGTCATCTATCTTTATGCGGATCGTCGTTCCGGCCACTTGTAACTCCTGTCAACCTGAGGTACTATTTTGTTTACGGTTATGGCGATTGAGCCGCGAATCGATAATCGCCGTACAGTGTGTGAGGATGTCGTGGCATCCTCCGCTGTCCTATTCCTTCCGATACACAAGCTTCCCCGACCGTTGGTCATTGAGATATTTGCCCTGCTTGGTCGGCAACATCGTCCAGGCCTCCAGCCAGCCATCCTTGACGTCCGCGACAATCAGGATCGCTTTTTCTTTGCCCAGTCCCAGAACCTTGACGATCCTTTGCCGCAGGATCACCTTGCCCGTCCCTATATGCCTTTCGAAGCGTATCCAGACCTCTTGCGGATCGGTCAGCACTTCGGGGATGAACGGTAAAAAGGGACTGCGACCGGGATCGATATGACTGCCGAGAACCTCCGCATTGACCAGCAGGTCATAACGGAACCCATCCGTTGCAAAGCTGAAGATTTTCTCCTCTCCGCCGAGGATTTCGGTTAAGGCGGCCACCGTGGCTTCTTTGTTCGGCAAAGTCGGGCCAAGCTTCGCTTCAGGCTGGGCCGCCGGCAATGTCGCGGGCAGGCCGCTGGTCATCCAGTCGCCGGGCGTGAGCTTCTCCCAGGCCTCTCCCTTCATCGCCTGATATTCCTTCATCGCATTCTCGGACAGCTTCCGCCCCCAGGCGGCCTGGCCGGGGCTATAATCCCAGCCGGGATCGATGCCGATCGGCACCTGGCTGACCTCGCCGGTCTTCTTGTTCACGTACTCGTAGGTGCCTTCATCCGGAGCCTCGGTCCGCAGCTTATCCTTGTTGCGCTGATATGCGGCGTTGCTCATGGTCGTTCTGCCGCACTTGCACCCCCAGCCGTTCGGCGGATCGTGTGTCTTCCACCAGGGATCGTCATGGCGGAGCACGATGCCGTACCACCGCATATGCTCTTTGCGCTGGTGGTCAGAACTGGACGGCATGTATTTCCACCAGGGCCGCACCGCCAGCACGGCCGGTTCGGTGCTTGCGGCATAATGCCCGGCGCTGTAGGCGGTGGAGAGATTGGTGTCGAAGATCACCGCCGTCCGCCAGTCCCGGCCGCCGTTGTACTGCCAGCCGTGTTTCTCGATGGTCTTGTCGAAGTCTTTGCGGAAGTCGGCAAGGGTCGTGCCCTGGCTGATCGCCTTGTCCACCGCGCCCCGCAGATCCGCGAGCAGCTGGCTCTTGGTCGCTCCGGCGACGACAAAGGCCCGGCTGTGCATCCCGCGTGAGAGATCGTCCCATTTCTTGGTCGGGAGACTGACTTTATCCCGGAAGAAACGGATCGCCTCATCGAAGGGCAGGTTGAGATATTCGGCGGATGGTGCGGTCATGACGGATATATGTTTAAAACATGTTTAATTTTTTCTGTGCTGGACGCACCGGACCGGGTCCGAGGGTTGGGGCGCGTCGGGCAGCAAATGCGAATTTGGGCATTCTCGCGCGTTTTCATTTTTCCGCCTCTTCGCCTGCGTCAAACCGGCCGGCCAGGTCGGCCAGAACCATCCCCCGCTGCAGCAGGTTGCCGAGTTCGGCGCCATCCATTTTCGGGTACAGCTCGATGAACCGGTCCCGGAACTCTTCGAGGCTCGCCACTTCATCCAGCAACTGCCGCATCGGGGCGAGCAGGGGATCGAGCGCCGCCTCCCGGGGCAGGGCGTTCAGGATCTCCACCGGATGGGGCTCGGTTTTGTCTTCCTGATTGGAACTCCGTTCCTGCCGATTCTGGGCCGTCTCGGTGCCGGGCTGCTCCGGATCGGCGCCCGGTTGCACCTGGGTGGCCGGCGCCTGCAGGCATTTTGCTCCTGGCGCTGGGTCGGGCAGGCCGAGCTTGTCACGCACCACCGACTGCTCCACCTCCAGGCCCATGGGGACCAGATCCTTGAGGGCGGTGGTCAGTGCGACGATGTCCTCTTTTTTCGGCTTCCGGATAAACAGCTCCGGATAAATCTCCCTGGGTCCGAAGTTGAGATCGATGAAGGGCCGGACCAGATCGCGGTTCAGGGTCTCAGCCAGTTGGACGGCATCGTCGTCCCTGATATCCTCTCGTACCTCGGCCTGGGCATCGTCGCCACCGAGCTTGCCGGGCGTGCCCACCGTGGTGGCGGTCTGGCCGAGGATCCCCCGGCTGACCTGGGCATCGAGATAATCGGCCAGCTTGTTGAACAGTTCATGACCGCCGGTCGACTTGGAACTCTCGGCGAATTCGATCTTCATCGAATCGGGGAAGACGGCCGCGGCGTCACTGCCGAGGTTGGCCACCGCCATCTTCAGGATGGCGATATCGTCGTCGCTGGCCCCCGACTGATACTTGCCCACCCGGAGCGGCATGCCGAAAATCTCGGCGAAGGCCATCCAGTCTTTCAGCGTGTAGTTCTTGAACATCCAGGCCCAGGCCGCGACGCGGGCAATGCCGCCCCGAATCGGAATGCCGGTCTTGAGATGCGGCAAGTGGGTGATGAACTTGTACGGGGCCAGCGGGATGCCTTCCGCCAGGTTCTCCGCATCGAGCAGGCGGATGGTTCGCCTGCTCACCCGGTCGAAGGTGAAGAAGCGCGGATCGCGCCATTCGTAGCAAGTCGGCGACCATTTCACTCCACGCTGCCAGATGATTTCGACAACCGAGTAGCCTTTGGCGAGCGCATCGAGCAGATCCTTCAAGAGGCCACGGAACCCGGCCATCTTGACCATCGCCCGCACTTCGTCGGCCAGATTCACGTCCTCCGCCTTGTCGGTCGCCGCTTCGACGATGATGGGAAGGGAGGCCGCCGCCAGCTTCCTCTTGCCGATCTCGCAGCGATAGTGGAGGTCTTTTTCCTCCATCTCTTCGGACAGAGTCAGGTAATCGTTCGGATCGCCTTCGGCCGCGCCCCTGAGGATGGCGGCGAGCCGTACCGGGGTGAGCCCTCCGGCAACGGACTGGTCCCAGACGGTGCGGATGCCGGTGAGGGCGGGGGCCGCGTGCTCGCTGGTCAAGGCTTTCGTTTTGACCGGGTTGCCCCGGTGATCGTAGATGGTCACCATCACCATGTCCCCCTGGCGGCGCCGAAGCCTGCCGTGGTTTTGATCGCCCGAGTCTCTCGGTCGTCATTCATTTCGCGTTTTTTGACCGGGTGGTAGGCGTATTCGATCGTCTGCCCGTGCCCCGCATTGGCGGCGAGAAACTTCGCCCAGGTCCGGTCGGCATGGCCGCTGCTGTCGCTCTCGGCGATAAAGCGCGGGGTGCCGGTCGGGCCGACGATTTTTTTCAGCTTATGCAGATCGGCTCGAAGAACCTTGTCGCCCATGGCGATCCGACACTTGCGGTTCTCGAACTGCTCCTTGCCGAGGGTCGCCATGATCAATTTGTTCGGAGCGGTGAAAAGCACACCCTCGATCCGCGAACCATAAAGGGCCTGCGCATCCTGCACCGGCTTCTCGCCCATGCCGGTCTGGTCCATGCAGCAGCGGACCACCTTGTAGCGGGCGAACACTTCGGCCAAAAGAGCATCCTGCTCGGCAAAGCTGATCCGTTTCTTGGCAATGATCTCGCGGTTCCAGAAGACATCGCCGACCAGCTCATCAACCCAGATAACAAAGAGGTCGTTACGGGCGCCGATATCCACCCCGACGTAGCATGGGCCACCGCCGTACAGTTCGGGCCGGCCGGCCAGATCGTCCTCGCAGCCGCTGATCAGTTCGAAACTGAGCCAGGCGGAGGCCTCGTCCAGCCACTTCAATTCATATTCCTGAGCCCAGGCGTCCTCATCGCCGAGGGCGGTGCGCAGCTCCTCGATATCGCGGGGCAGACCATCGGCCACCGCCTGATAGATATCGGTGGTCTGGCGGTACCAGACCGGATCGATACCGGTCATCAGGTCGTAGAACTTATTGCCCTTGCCGTTCGGGGTGGAGACCACCCGCAGCCGGTGTCCGGCGCTGATCACCGGGAAGAGGGCGGTCCAGATCTTGCGGCTGTCCTGATGAAAGGCAAACTCATCCAGGAAGACATTGGCGGAAAAGCCGCGCGCGGTGTCCGGATTGGCGGGCAGGGCGGTGATCTTCGAACCGTTCGGGAACTCGACCTCCAGGGCGCGGTAGCTGGCCCCGTCGGTGCGGTAATCGCTTTCATGGCTCTTAACCAGCGAGCCCAGGGCCTGGCAGTGGCGTTTCACCCCTTCCTCGATCGCTTCTTTCGCCTGGCGCTCGCCACGGCTGAGGATCACCCAGCGCATCCGCTTGCCGCCGAGATCCGCCAGCTGACAATCGCTGGCGATCTCGAAGGTCGTGGTGAAGGTCTTGCCGGTCTGGCGGGCGAACATGCCGATCTTGAAGCGGCTGTCGTTGCCGGCCCAGCGTTGCTGGTATGGATAGAAGATTTCAGATCCCATAGACCTTGCGTATCTCCGCCTGCAGTTCTTCCGGGGTCATCGCCCGATTATCTTCGGCCTGGCCCAGGCCGGCATCCTTTTGCTGCAATTTCTCCAACAGCTCCATGGCCTGCTGCAGTTCTTTAATCGCCGTCAAGTTAATTGTCCCCGGCTGAGACAGCAGCAGCGCCACCTTGTTTTTTATCGCCTGACTGAGCCCCTGGACCATGTCAATGGGTTGCCCTTCCTGTGCCGGTTCTGGTTGGGTGGCTGTGGCCGCGGGACTCTGCGCCCGCTCCCGCGCCTCCTGGTCCAGCGCCTTGCCGCTGCTGACCAGGGCGGAAAAGGCATAGGCCTTCTGCGCGTCTTCGGTCTCGATGACCGATTCAATCAACTTGGCTTTCGCCAGCATCACCCCGCGCCGAACCGAAGTCTGCGCCTGGCGGTATTCGCGCCGGCGGTCACTCCAGGACGGGGTGCTGTCCATTCCCCAGCGTTTCAGCTGGGAGATGGAGACGCCGGTTACCTCGGCCACCTGCTCGTAGGTCCGGCCGTCTATTATATAGAGCTCCTCGGCGGCCTCGCGGACCTCCCATGAATACGACTCGGGACTCATACAATCCCCAGGGCCTTCTTCATGTTGGCGATCTCGGCCAAGAGGCCAAGATACTCGGCGTGTTTGCCGGCAAGCTCAACCGCCTGGACCGCGGCCTGCTGGGCTTGCAGCTCCACGATCGGGGCAAAGGGCGGCAGCAGCATCCGGACCGTCGCGACATCGCCCTCGATCGACAGCGCCAGGTTGCGGGCATCCGCCTCTTTCACGGCCAGCCGGCCTCGTATGGTCAATCTTTCGGTATCAAACACCATTTCTGCGGTCCCCTTTGGTTATTGGGCAAAACATGTTGTTTTCGATTTTTTCGACCAGCTTGGTCATTACCTGGGTGCTCATATGGATGATGCCGGCCAGCTCGTTGGCGAGCTTCTGATAGTTCTCGACCAGCAGCACATTGCTCTCGTAATTCCGGACGACCGCCTCGAAACGCTTGTCCTGCTGGGAGATGATCTGCATCATCTGGCGTTTGAATTCGGCCATCTCTTCCTGGTGCCGGGCCTCGGTCCTGCCCCGTTCTTCGACGATCTGCGACTGGCGGAGACCATCCGCCTTGACCGCCTCCAGCCGCTCCCGCTCGGAGCGTCGGTGGTCGGAGTACATAAAGGCCATGATCAGGCTCGGCCCGCCCATGCAGATAATGATGATCCCCGGCGCACCGAGGGTCTTGATGATGGTATCAAGCAGTCCAAGCTCAGGATTCATTTACCTTGCCTTCTCCCATAGTTGCTGGCAATCCCTGCACCGGGTGCAGCCGGGGGCGGCCAGCCTGCGCCCTGCCGGTATCTCGTAGCCGCAATCCTCGCAGTGGGTGTTGCTCAATGTCGAGTTGCGGGTGTTCTCTTGCCGCCATATGTCTAACGCCTGCTGCTGGTAATAGGCGTCCAGATCCTGGGCGCGGTCGAACTGATCCGGCATTACTTGCCAAGAGCCTTCTCAATTTTATGGCCGATGCCGACCAAGGCCAGCGCCGCGATGATCTGCTGCATGCCGGACTCGGTGTCGCCATTATAGATACTCACCACGCCAAGACCGGCCGTACACGCGGCGGCGAGCCATGTTTTCCAACCTTTCATTTGCCGCTCCCTTGCGCTATCCCGGCGACGATCGATTGCCACTGATCGCCGGGAAACATCCGCCCGCAAGCACGCTCCTGGGCGCGGACGATATGGCCCGGCCCGGCATTGTATGAGCCGAGCATGAAGCGGATCCGCTCCCGGCCGCGCTCCGCCTGCCAGATGTCGAAGCACTTGCGGTCATAGGCTATCCCCAGACGGATATTGACGTGCGGGGTGAGGATGGTGCCGTCTTCGCCGGGGTATCTGGCCGCCATCTCGGCGGCGGTGCCCGGCATGAGCTGCATGACGCCCATGGCCCCGGCCGGCGATACCGCCTCCGGATTCAAGGCGGACTCGACAATGCCCTGGGCCTTAAACCACAGCCAGTGCAGCCGGCCGCCGAAGAACTCCTGGGCGGAGCGCTGGAAGTATTGGTCGTAACAGTTGGTGTCCATCTTCTTCCTCTGAATGTTGCCGAATCCAGGCAGCCGGAGCGGGCCGCGTGCGGACCGTCCCGGCTGTCAGTCGGAGAGCAGAATGCCAGTCACCGTTATATGGGGTTTTGAGGATGGGGGTAAGGCTGAGTTGTTTCAGGTGGGGGGTTGCGGGGAGGGTGAAGGGATCGCGCGGGCGCGCGATCCCTTTGTTGAGGTTGGCTCAGATCAGCTCACGAGCCTGGTCGATGGTTTTATTGATGTTGTCGAAGATCAGGCCCAGGCCGAACGCACCTTTTTCGGTGATGCCGTCATACTGGCCGTCGTGGGCCAGGGCCGGCGCAACAGCACCAGCAGGCCTTAAAAGAGTCGCAACTGTCTGTCCTCGCCAGGCTCCTGGCCGAGGATGTTATAGACGTGCCGTTCGGACAGGCCATACTTCCTGGCCAGGTCGACAACCGACACGCCGCCCTTATCGTATTCCGCCCGGATCTGCCGATCGCGCCACACCACCAGCCAGCGGCGATGGCCGTACAGCCGGGCAGGCGTCCCGTCGAACAGCTCGGATATCTGCAGCGCCAGCCGCACCCCGACCTTTTCGGCGAGCATGCGCAGATCGCCCTTTAGCTCAACCACCGCAGGCAGGGCTTCATCCGGCAGTTTATCGATGGTGTAGCTGCTCATTCGTCTACTCCCGCGCCCACTTGCCGTTTTTTCAGATCGGTGATCAGGACATGCAGCTGATGCGGATCCGTCACCCACTCGAACCGCTCGACCCCGAATTGCCGTTTGCACCGGCTATGCAACTTGTCCATGCCGTAGCCGAGAGAATTCCACATCGCCAGGACCTTGCGCTGCTGGGCGGCGGTGGGGCCCGGCTTGATGGTGATATAATTGCCGTCCCGCCGTATCTGCCCGGGCGCGGGGGCTGAGCCCTTCTTCGGCTTCCAGCCCTTGGCCCGGAAGAGATCGAGGAGCTGCTCGGCCTGGCGGCCGGTGAGCTCCTTGGCGCTTGCGGCCTTGAAGTGCAGGGCGAGGATATCGCGATAGGTATCGTCGGTCAGCTGCAGCTCTTTTTTGGCGATGTGAATTTTGGCCAGTTGGGCTTTAGTTGGCATGGTTAGCTTTCCTCCTGGATCTCATCAGTCCATGACAGTCGACTTTCCGACAAAGCGCGATCACATTCCGGGCAAAGGCTTGCAGCACCGCCAATCAACACCCCGCAGCCACCACAAATCCGTTGTTTATCGACATGATAATTTTCAAACCTGATCTTATCGCCGATAGCGATGACGATAACCCGGCCCTGCAAAGCCTCTCCATTGGCACAGCTGCAGAGATTTGAATGGGTTACCATCGCAAAAAGAAACTCGGTAACCATCAAAGGACGATGCTTGCCGTAACCGTTACGAAAATGGATCTCGTCAAACCTCCGGTTCCATCCATCATCGTTGAAAATTCGTTTATGCCAGTAGGCAGTATCCTGTCGATACTCCATGGTCTTATTGCCCGATGCGATCAAGTCGAACCACGTGCGGTGAAGAGTGAGGTGTAATATTGGCATCAGTCCATCCCCTTGATGATCGTTGGGATACTATTCAAATGTATAGTATCGGCTGCAGCGCCATGCGTTGCGTCCCAGTCCCGCCGGGCTTTTTCCAATGGATCGAGCGAGGCGTCGGCAGGCCTGGTCCGGGTATAGGTTTTTGCCGCCTCGGTTTTGGTCTCCGTCTGGCGGGTGGTCTCGGTGGCCAGGTCATAGGCGACCTTGCTCAGATAGACATGGCCATTCGGCAAGGGGAGACTCAGGCTGCCCCGCCGCTCGACCATCTGCTCCATGGCCTGCGCCCAGATCCGCGCCGGGCAGTCGCGATCGATACGGCCCTGGACGTGGACAAAACCCTTGCCGGTGAGAGCCTCAACTTCCAGCGCCAGCCGCAGGGCCTTCTTCCAGGTGAGCCCGTGCTGGCCCGGGCGGAAGAGGGAAATGTAACCCAAGGCGATTTCCGGCAGCGGTGCCGGCAGACGGCTGATGACCAACAAGGTCTCGCGGCAGTTGGCATCATTCGTCCAGCTTTCAGCGCTGCCTACGGCTGCGCAGGATGGGCATGTCAGTTTCATCAGATCCTCTTCCATTTGCAGATATTGCCGTGCTTGTCCTTGCACCAGTCGCCGCGCGCCTTGCGGCACCACTCGATCGGACAACCGGAGCCGGCCGGATAGGCGATACAGCCGGGGAGCTCGACCGAGACGTTTTCTTTTGCCTGGGTGCTCTCCTCGGTTTTGACCATGACTTGTCACCTATCAGCCTGGCCGTATCGAGAATGGCGGCGGCGTCTTCGAGCTCCATCCAGCCGAGGACAGGGACATCCAGGGTTGCCCCTTCGGCATCGCACCATTGCTCGCCGTCATGGTAGCCCGGCCAGAGAAAGAGAATCTCATCGCCCAGCCGCAGCAGCACAGTCATGTCCGAGTCCGGCAGCGTGTCGGTTAGCCAATTTTGTTTTTTCAATGGTTCCAGCTTGTCGTAGGCATCGAGAACGGCCGCTGCATACGGGTCACGTTCCTCAATCGGTTTCAATTTTCGTATTGCCATTTTCTCCCTCCGTTTTAGGCTGCTCATCTTCTTCTCGGTACAAACGGCACCGCCTGGCGATCTGCCAGTCATTCATGACGACGGTGCCGTCATCGTCAGGCCCGTCCAGACCGGCAAACGCGCTGACCCGCACATAGTTTTGCGCAGGCCGGCCGTTCGTGCCGGGGACTCGTTTGATAAACTCGATGACCCGTCCTTGCCCACCGAGGCCGCACGGCCAGAGGAGTTTCGTCCCTGGCGCTAACTTTGTTGGCTTCATTTGCTATCCTCCATGTAGGCTGCTTATTCAAACCGGCGGCACCACCCGCCGATGACCCCGGTTTGGCCGGGGTTTCGCTTTGTTAATTATTCAGAAATGGCAAGGCGCTCTCTGTATCTGGACGGTGCCCAATCGCAGACTTCATCCTCGGCAATATGCCCATATATTGCATTGCACCTTCGGAAGTGGACGCAGTCATTACACGTTTTCCCTGCAGGCAAATCCATCTCGGCCTCTCGGCCTCTTTTGTATGGTTTTCTATCCATGATTATTCCCCTTGATATCCACAGTTAACCGCCGACCCGTTGGCGTTCGTATTCGATCCCAGATAGTGCCCGCACGTTACCTTCTTCTTCGGATCGGTGATCATGCTCACACAGACACATTCCAGCGGGCAATCGGCCACGGTGCAGGCCGAGGTGATGATCGCCATCCGCCGCACGCTCTGTCTTCCGTCCTCTGTCATCTGGTCTCTGCTCATCACACCCCCGAAAAATCCAGACTGATCTGGTTATAATTCCCCTCCTCATCCCGCTCATAGATGCGGTAGTAGGTGCACGAGCCGACCACCGTCACCGCGTCGCCGATCGCGTCCATCGCCTGCTTCCAGGTCGGATGCTCGATCTTCAGGGTGCGCAGGGAGAGGATCCGCTTGGCGTTGATCCGGCCCTTCTTGTCCACCTGGAAGGCGCTCTCGACCAGGGTCCGCAGCTCCGGTCCGGCATCCTTGCTCCACTCCCTGAGGCAGGCGTCCACCAGTTCCTTCGCGGCCTGCAGGCGCTCGTCAAAGTCGAGCCGCTCACTGACCGCCCGGAGCACCTTGAACCGGCCGTCGTAGGAGGTGAGCGACAGATTGCCGCGCGCCCCGCCCAGGTCCGCCCCGTATTTTTCGGCGGACAATTCGAGAAAGGCCTGCATGTCGCCGGCCAGCTGCCGCTTGAACTGGTCGAGGATCTCGCTTACCTCGCCGGCCTTGGCGACGACGCTCTTGACGAATTCATCCCGGGCCAGGTCGATCTCCTTGATGCTCTCGATCGGAACCAGGTGGCCGATGCCGTTCATCATGTAGCCGTCCGGCACTTTCGTTGTATCCATGGTCTTACCTCCGTAAACTTCCATCACCTTTTGCTTTATCCCAGCAGTATTGCCGGGATAGATACCGGCCACCGTCTGCGAGATGGTGGCCGGACTGTAACCGAGCCTTACGGCAACGCTGCCCTGGCTGCCTTCGGCGATGATCGCCTTACGCAGCAGATCGCGCCAATCCATGGCCACCTCCGCACAGGCTGAGGGAACACAGTTTTCGCACTGTCGCCAGGGTGTTCTCGGCGGCCATCACCAGTACCACCATAGCCTTGATATCACGGGGGTCGCCGTTGTCGATCATCGCCTGCAGGACGGAGAGCTGTTCTTTCGCGTCATCGCGGCAACTGTCGAGGATCGTGTAAATTCTGTCTGTCTCCGGTGTGCTGCTCATCTTATTCTTCCTCCATGGTTTGCAGTATTTGTCTGACTTCGCCGAGAGCCGTAGAAATGCTGTCGAGCTTGGTTATCATCCGCTTCTTCTTCAGGCGGATGTTGCGCAACCTGGCCGCCTTATCCTCATCCACCGGCATCTCGGCGCTGTCGTTGATCAACACCCACAGGCCCGCCTTCCCCGGCTCCTGGATCTTGCGGGCCACCTCTCGCCGGACCAAGATCACCAGCCATTGCCGGGCATAATCCCGGCTGACGCCGGCCATCTCCATCAGGTCGTCAACCGTCACCCGGCGCCGCATCTTGAGCAGCCGCCACATAACTTCGCGCTTGTCCGGCTCGGCCGGGGTTGCTGTCGGCAAAGGGGGGCCGTAGACGCCCTGGCGGATGCGCCGCAACTTACCTTCTCCGGTCAGCTCGCCAAGAGTATTGAGCATCCTTTTATGCTCTTTCCTGTTCATGATCATCAACAGGGTGGAAAGACTATCGGTGGTTACCTCGCCTGATTTTTCTTTGCTGACCTTTAGCGCCATAAGGAGGACATCTTTCCTAAACGATTGATGTGCCATGCCGCTACCCCCTCAAACTCTGTTTGATTGCCACCTTGGCCATCTCCATGTCCGGAGCGGCCGTGCCCTTGGCGTTCATGATATTCACCAGGGAGATCAGATCCCTCTTGATTACCCGGAAACAGCCTTTGGCCTCGCGGTGCAGGGTCTCCGCCACATCGGCCGGCAGGTCTACTCCCGCCGACTCGCGGGCAAACATCACCACATCGCCGAGGCCCAGGGTCTCAAACTCCAGCAGCTGAAAGGTCCGGTTCCAGATCCTGGTCACCTGCTGCATATGGCTCTGCAGCTCATCCTCGCCGATCAGCACAAACGGCGCCGCCGACAGATCGGAAAGATCGCGGACCAGCTCCAGATGCAGGCGCGGCAATTTCTCGATCTCCTCGATAAACACCGGCCGGCCGCCCTGGGTGTTCAGCGCATCGAGCGCCGCCAGGAAGGCCGCGTCCTTGCGATGGGGGATGGTCTTGATGCCCAGCTCCCGGCACAGCGCCTGCAGGAAGCCCAGTTCGGTATGCCGCCAGATCGACAGGCAGCGGACAAAGGCGCAGCGGTTGTTCGCCGCGTACCACTGCGCCGTCCGCGTCTTGCCGCGACCGGCCGGGCCGATCACCGCGGCGAGGCGCCCTTCACCGGCCGACATCATCAGGGCGTCGATCATCGCCTGAAAGTTGCGCACGTTTCGGACGTTGACAAACTTGGGGAAAAAACGTATTTCTTTCATTACACCTCCTGGGTAAAACGACTTAAGGGTTGGTTATTATCCGGCTGCAGCTTCACCTGCAGCCGGATTTTTTGCTCTGTGGAGGATGGCCAGCGCCGCTCGCTGACTATCCCAGTAATCGCGGTCCCGGTCATATTCCGGCATCTGCTCATAGACCCGCATGAACCGCCGCCACTCGCCGGTAAGCTCCTCGCCGCACATCTCCATTTCAAGCAATTTGCCGTAACGGTCGAACTCTTTCATATCCGCCAGGTCGGCTGCGAGCTGGGCTGCTTCCTGCTGCCGGTGATGACGCTGGGCTTCGTCAGCGTCGAGCATGGCCGCTTGCCGTTCTTCGCTAGTGAGTTTTATTGGCCGGTCTGCTCCCGGGAGCAGCTTGATGTTGTTTCTTCTGCCGCCGTTGCCGCCATTGAGGTTTTTTTGTTCGTCAGTGGCTGAGCCGAAACCGGACTCCTCGATCAGCCGCTGCGCCTCGGGGATCACGATCTCATCGGCCATGGCCTTGGCATGGGCCACCGTTTGTTTGCGCAGGCTGCCGACCATTTCCAGTTGATTTTTCAGGAGGGCGACATCCTTCTCGCCGCCGAGGACCAGGGCGGCGGGATGCACCTTGGCAACACGGGACGCCTCGCAGATAAACTCATCAGTGCGCTGGTCGTAGATCAGCACGGAGTCCCTTTCCTGCAGGTCGTACCGCACATATACCTGGTGGTTCCGGCCGTACAGCGCCGGGTGATAGTAATACTCGCCGCTGTCGTACACCTTGACGCCGCGGCCATAGATCTTACGCTCTTCCTTTTTCATCATCAGGATACGCAGGGCCTCCGGATCGACGCCGGGGCCGCGCCCGGCGTCGAAGATCTCTTGCGGGCGGATCCCGGCCAGATGACTGTTCGGCCCTTGCTCGCGGCCGGCGTAGACGTCGAACCAGGCGGCGATCGCCCGGTGGCTGTCGATCATGGTCGGCACGTAGCCCCCGGTGATTTTGTCGTTGATCCGCCGGTGCAGCTTCTCGCCGCGGTTCAAATGGGCCGGTTTGGTGTCGATGGCCGTGCCGACAAAGGACGGCGACATCCGCTCCAACTCGCCGAAGGTCTTGAAGAACCGCTCGATGGTTTTCGATTGGCCGTGATAGGGCTTAGCGACGATCAGCTTTATCCCCAGGCGGCCGTACAGGCCGGGCAGCTCGGTCTGGTCGAAGTCGGTACCGGTAAAATACTGGCCTTTGAAGGCCCGGCCGTTGTCCAGATAGACGATCTTCGGCACCATGCCCAGGCGGATGATGGACCGGCGCAGGGCCGAGGAAATCGAGGCGGTGTTCTCTGTCGGCATGATCTCCCAGCCGCACGGCATGGAGCTTTTCATGTCGAAGAACAGCACCAGCATCATCCGCTGCGCCTTGCCGGTCCATGGGTTGATGATCAGGAAGTTGAGGATGTGGCCGTCCGCCACCAGGATATCGCCGACACCTATCGAGTCATAATCGCGCTCGGTCCAGAACAACACCTTATCATTCAGGCCCTTGTCGCCTTCGCGCCACCAGATCCATTCGTCGTAGTTGACCGCTACCCAGTCTTCGAGGAAACGGCGGTAGGTGGCCTCGGAGAGATTGTCGACTCCTTTCAGCTGCATGACGTTTTTCGCCAGGCGGATAATCTCGGATTTAGGCAGGCTCTTGCCTTTCGGCTGCCGGACCATGGCCAGGATGATCTGGGCCTGCAGGGGAGATATGGCCCGTTCGCCTTTCTTCTTGCCGCGCCGATCGGCGAGCTGGAGGGTATCGCCGCAACTCTTTTTCAGCGTGGTCTTCCAGCTTTCGACGGTCTTCCAGCTCAGTTCGCCAAGAACTTTATACAGTTCAGGATAGGCGGCGCCGCTGTTATAACCGACCATGAAGTTGTCGCGGGCCTGGACCTTGTGGCCCCAACCCGCGGAGGCCAGCGCCTGCAGGTAGAGCTTCACCAGCGATGCCTTGAGATTAGCCTTGCACGCCTGGCCGGCGCAGACGATGGTGTTGCCGGCTACGGCTATGGTGGCGGGGAGGTTGGCGGCGCTATCCACGGGGACCAGGGCGTGGATCTCTTCCTGGTCGAGGATGGCCTTGCGGATATAATCCGGCAGCATGTAGGCGCGGTACATTTTGCATGAGCCTCCGCGCACCGTCTCCCAGTAGTATGGCCACTGCTCGCGGTCCGCTTTGCGGGCGATGGAGCGCTCGGTGTCAGGTAACACCGGCAGGTTCATGGCCACCAGGTCTTTCACTGTATAAGCTGATTTCATGACCGACTATCCCTGCACGTGCATGTCGTTCTGTAGGATAGTCTTGAACGCGGCATCCATCTCTTTCAGCGACGCATAGGGACCGGCTGTTTGTATCCACCCCCCTTTTTCGCTGCGCTGCCTGATGGTCATGCTGGACCGGTCCATGCGGAAGATGGAAAAACCGGCTTTCTCCAGTTTATTCAAATCAGCCGACCCGCCGTGCGTTACACTATCCTCGATGGTGTCGCCGTCCTCGGCCAGTTCGGCGCGGAGCTGGTCGAGCGCCTTGATGATCATCTCGCGGGAGGTGTGCTTATAGTTGGCCTTACGTGCCTCGGAGATCTGTTCGGCAAAGGCATCGAAGGCCTCGGTAAATTCTGCGCTGCAGGTCTGGCTGACTTTTTGCCGTGCTGCATGGACGGTCTTTTTAATGTTCTCGCCAAGATAGCTTTTCACCACCTTATTGACATGACTGGCTGTCACCTTGCCGTTTGGTGCCGAATGAGTAGCCTCTTTCCACATCGCTACTATCTTTTCGGGATGGCCTTTGAACTTTGTCAGCGGTCGGACCTGGGCCTCATTCAGAGGCAAGTTTCTTTCCTGCGAGCCATCCTGAGAATCTCCACAATTTGTGGACAAAAACTCACCGCACTGTAGTTGCAGCTGGCCGTATACTCCCGACGCATCGATCAGCTGGTAGGCTTTGCTCTTCGACATATCCCAGAGCTTTTTGCAGTATTGCTCGAAGGTCCGGCCTTCTTCGGTACGATAAAGACGGAGCCTGTTAATTTCTGCTAACGCCTGGCCGACACGATAGAACGCGGCGAAATCTTTGACTATCGTGTGCTCATATTCTGCCAGCATCATCGCCTCTCTCGCTGATAAAGGCTTCTCTATCACTTCGAGTTTGATTGTTTTCATTTATTTCTTTCCTTTCATCGTCTTAGGCAGATCCAGATATTCAACCGGGCATCCCTTTTCGACCAGATACCGCAGCACCCGTTTATTGTTTTGCCTTCCGGCCAGAGTGTTGGCAACCAGGCTGTGACTCCTCATCCGCAGCGCGATCTGGATATCCACACTGCGGATATCGTGTGTCAGCATCCAGACCCTGGCCTGCTTTCTGACATCCCGCGTCCTTTCAACCTGCTTGGTCATAACTCCAACTCCAGCTTGCGCATCCTGTTGCGCGCATCTTTGGCCCGGTGATACTCCTTGGCCCACAACAGCAGCTTCACCTCATCTTCATCGATCAACATTCCGCCCAGGGGCGCAAGCATCTCCCGCATCGGCGCCAGATCATCGAGCGCCGCGCAGAAAACCATCAAACTGTTAATGCCCGGCATATGTTCCATAGCTTCCGGATTAAGCCATTTTTCGAGCGTGGCCATGGTCAGCCCGCTGCCGTTGCCCTTGACCAAACGGACCCCGTAACGGCTGGCCAGATCGTTCATCCGGTCAAGCAGCTCTTCCCGGGAGAACTTGCTCTCCCGGGAAGACAATGCCATCTGCTCCTTGAGCTTTTTGCCGACATTCAAACTCGGCTGGCTGAATAGGTTGAGCTGCTTGACCATCAAATTCTATCCTTCAAATGACTCCATCCTTGTGCTACTTTCTCCGGGTAGTGCCAACTATGAGCCACCGTCTGTGCCCATTTAGTCGAATTGGAGCTACAACGTTTTTTTCACTGTCCGCCATACCCCCAGCTCACTATCTGAATTGAATCAAAACTCATACATTGATATCCGTCTTACCGATGTGGTAGATTGCCCATATAGGCGGTAACAATTGTTACTGTTGAACAACTATAAACGCAATATATGGCTTTTGTAAAGCATAAAATGGCGTCCAGCTTGAAAGGAAACGCCGTTTTTTGCTTTCTTTTCTAACCTCCTGTTTTTGCTATAATTACAAGATATTCTGTTTTATTGCTCGCTGTCCAGCTTTCTGTCTATCTTCCGACTATCAAAGTCAGACGCGAAATAAGGTGTATATGGGCGTAAGTGAGAAGCTAAAAAAAGCTCGTGAGTATCTTGGGAAAGGGCAAAAAGAAATGGCCGACCTTATTGGAAGCGGCCATCGTTCCTGGCAGGGATACGAGCAGGGGACAAGTTACCCTGGCGGAAAAGTCTTCCAGGCGCTGTCCGACCTTGGCTTTAATACAAACTGGTTCTTTAGCGATGATGTGCCGATGCTGTTACGGGAAACATCCGAACGCCCTTCGGTTGTCAAGGAGACCGTTGACGCCCTTCCTCTTCCCAGCGACAACCTGGGCCTTGGCGAAAGCGTGGAACTGCTCGCCAAGATCTATAATTCAGGCAACAAGGTGTTGATCAGGGCCATCGCCGCCAACCTCAACGCCTTCGGCGAAGCCATTGACAACAAAGCCCTGGCCCAAAAAGCCATAGATATGATGGATGAAATGAACAAACGAATGCTTGCCATGGAGAAAGAT